CCTCGATTAAACGCGAGATCCTGCGCGAATGGCTGGATGGCGTTGGGCAGTTTTGAGACGAGCGGGGATGTGTATTCTTTGATATATTGCGCTGCTGCTCCCGCTCTTTCCTGCGCCGGGAGCGACGAGATTCTCTTGAAGGCTTCAGGATGATAACGGTCGTTGATTCCGGCCACCTCAAAGTTACCACCCATGTCACCGGCTGGCAATTTATAGACCTGAAGATTTCCCTGTTTGTCTTTCCTGGATTCAAAATCAACCGTCTTGAGGGCTGCAAGCTGAAGCGGGTCTTGTGAGGGTTGGGTTGTCATGGATGTTTTCTCCGGTACAAATTCAAATTCAGGTTCTGCCACAACCTGTTCCTGCCTCATGGGCTGCTCCTTTGCCTTTGTTTCGATGGGATAACTACGCCTTATCTCTTCTGGAACGGATGTGTATGGAGATCCGGTAAGCTCTCTGGAAACCATGTCGTTGCGAAGCTCTCGGCTGGAGGATGCGTTTACACTAAACTTCATTGCTTCTCTCCCCTCATAATCCTGCGCCTGTTCTTTTGCAGGAACTGGATTCTGGCATCGTCACCTACCTGGGCGTAAGCATTGCGGATAGCCACAACCTTTTCCTCTCTTGTAAGCGACCTGAACTCCTTGCTTTTGAAAAGTTCCTCGGCTGCACTGCGGTTGGCCCGACCACGCACCTTGGAATACTCCTCGTAAAGCTCCGGCGAAAGCCTGTATTTCACATTGTCGATTGTGAAGTTTCTTTGCGGCTTTGGCGGGATGACATCGCCATCTTCGGTTTCCTTGAACAGCCTGTATATTTCAATGGTGATCGGATCGTAGGTTGCGTTGCGACCCTTGGTAACATCAAGAAAGTTGTATGCAACAGGATCTGCGCCTTCGGGTGTCTGCGGGATCTCCCTGCCCCAAACGTCTATCCTTCTCGGCAAATCCTCATCTGCTCCTGGCAACCTTCTTTTTAGGACTTCACCAAAAAGATTGATAGCCCTCTCCGGCCCCTCTCCCTCAACATCCTTGATTTGAATCTTGTCAGGAAGTGATTCACGCATGGATCTTGAAACAGCGGAAAGGGTGTTGGGAAACGGAATGGCTGACACGGTTCCAAAATAGTTGGCAATCCAGTTGTCCATTGTCGTGCCTTGCCCATCCAGCATGGCGGAAAGTAGGCTGTTTGTACCCTTAAGAAAACTTTGATTCATGGCAAAAGAAAGCGTTTCAGGCACCAAGGCGGTCACAAATTCTGGGCTGATAAAATCACCACCCTCTGTTGCCTTGCTTGCGGCATCCCAAGTGGCAATCATTCCGCCAACAATTCCAAGCTTCTCAAGGTTAATCACCCTGTCTCCCGGCTGTAGTTCGGTTGACTCACCCTCTGCCATTCTATTCAGTGCGCTGATGTTTATGGTTCTGGGTGGCAATGCCTTATATTGAATGTCTCTTGCCTTCTCCGTTTCCTCCGCTCTTCCGCCAATAACGCCAGCATCTGAAAGGGTCTTGGCCACGGCTCCGATGGTTAAGCTTGTAATGGTCTTTCCGATGGCAAGCTGTGCTTCCCTGGTGTTGCCAGCCTTCATTGCCGGTATTCCCTTAAATACCATTGCATACCCAGGAAGAGAATAGTCCAGCATTTCGTCAATGACGTTGGCCGGAGTCTTTGCGTAAGGAATGATTGTTTTTCCGATAAGCCTTGCCGGACCAAACTTTGTTCCAAGTCCGAACATATTTGCCGCACTAAGAGCTGCCCTGGCTAGTGGCGTATCTTGCTGGAACACGGCCTGCGCTGCCTCTTCCTCAATCTTGGCAAGTTCTCTACCGGTTGGAAGTCTTGTGGCAACTGACACTGCCTTGCCTGTCTTTCCTGCAAGCTGTGCCGACTCGGAAAGAAGTCTGGCTTGCGCCATGCGCCTGAACGGAGTATCGCCAAGTTGAAGCAAGCGCAACATGGTTTCTGGCGGCGCGCCCAAGGATGCTTCTGCGGCAAGTCTTGCCCGGTCAAGTATGTTTGCGCCAAGACCTTTCCATCCTGTCTGCACAGGTTTGGCCAATCCGGCACCAGTCCAAAACTGTTTAAATGCCTGGATGGGCTGAAATCCTCGAATCCTCTCACCTGCCAGCAATCCCTCCGCACTGATACCACGGCGCAAACCAACCACGCCTTCAGCCGTACCGCGCCCCAATGCCTTAAGGCTTTCCCCAATCCTTCTGGTTCCAGCCAATGATATTGGAGAGGATATTTGCCTTGGTCCAAGCTTTGCACCGAAAAGACCTTGGAATGCCCTGGTTACTTCCTGGCTGACAAAAGCTCCCTGTCTTGTAAGTATGCGAGGCAATGCGCTGACCGCATTGCTCCACAAGTTTGTGGCTATGGAGAGCGGGGCAAGGAGATTGCCTTGAATTACGGTAGGCAAGGTTTCGCCAAAGAACCTTTTTGGGATAAGCCTGCTTTCAAAATTCTGCAACCTAAACAAACTTTCTTGCAAAACTTTTTCTGCCTTTGTCGCCTTTAGAATATCGGCATCATCCAGCGTCTGCCTTGCCTTGTTTGCAAGTTCGTCAAACCTTGTTTGCAGCCTTGTCTTGACGGCGAAAAGCCTTCTGCCTTGCGACAATAACTCCGGGGTCAGCCTTCGGTTGGCTTTTTCAAGCGCACCGATCAATGAATAAAAATAACCTTGTGGGTTTGTGCTTCTTAACGCTCTTGTGGCAGCCACAATCTGTCCGGCTTCAGTTGCATTTGCCTCTCTTAAAAATCTTCCAACAGACTTCTCAAGTTCTTCAACGCTTCCGGTTACAGCAGCCCGGTTGATCAACTCGGCCTTGGCAACAATCTTTTGAGGCTCTGTTCCCTCCAGGGCAAGTCTTTCGACATCAGCCTTGTCGGCTCCAGCCATCGCTTCCTCAAATGCCTTTTGCTTAAATTTGCCGTATTGAATATCTTCGCTCTGCGCCAATCTCTCGCGCACTCCGCGATCAAGCAACGGGTCTTTTACCAACCTCTTACCGACAGCCCTCACTCCCGTCTGCGCGGTTTCTTCTGGAAGCTTTATTGGCGGCTGTTTTGCCACAGCTTCTGCAACGGCAGGCGCAGCCTCAACCGCCGCAGGTGCGGCCTGTGCCACCTCTGCGGCTGGTCTTGCGACTGCGGCAGGAACTGCTTCTGCCGCTTCGGTGACTGCTTTTGCTCCGGCCCCACGAAATGCCTGAATGGCCGGTTTTGCCAATCCTGCGACACCCCCAAGCGTGGGTGTCAAGATTGAGGCTGCGGTTGTGGCAATCGGATATTGCTCAATATCTTTCTGTAAAACTTCCTCAACCCTTGCGATTCGTTCCGGCCCAAGAGCCGCGCCAAGAGCCGCTCTCTGCGCCTTCTCTGCTCCAAGGTATGCCGCCGTGCCAGCCACAAGTCCACCCGCAATCCTTGCCGGTAGCGGCCCAGGCGTTAACGCAAATCCTGCCCTTGCGGCTGCCCCGCCAGCCGTAGTCGGCAGAACCTCCCGTGCCAGCGTCCTTCCGATTGCGCCAAGCATGGACGGCTGCTCCTCAATCTCGAACACATCAATCTCACCCTGCGGGGATGATTCGATGCGAACAAGCTTACCATTCTTGTCTTTGCCAATCGCAAATCCACCACCCGTGTCTTTGTCGGTACCCGACGATACGGTTTCGATGCCAAGCTTTTGCGCCTCCCTTACGGCTGGGATGGCAGGTTTTTCAATAATGCCTTCGGCCAGCGCCTGTTCGGTTGGCTTGAATCCTTCAGCAATGGTGCCGTCAGGTCTTTTGATTGCACCCATTGCGTCAACCGCTTCGCCTGCCGCTTGTGCGGCCTGTTCTGGCGTTGCGCCAGCCTGAAGCTGTCTTTGAGTTTCAGCGCGAAGAACCGCCTCGCGCTCTGGTGAAATCACATCCTCTGGTTTTCCGCCGGATGCGATGTATTGGGCTTTGGTTAGATTCCCGTCCTGCGCTTCAGGTACAAATTCAAGATCCTGTTCCTGTTCTGGAACAAACTCAAGTTCAGGCTCACTGGCCGGTTGCCTCAAGCCCCTGGCCATGACTTATCGCTTCGGCTGAAGCGTACCTCTTTGACCCTTGATGATTACCGTCTGCCCAGGCTTGATGCCAGCCGCACGGGCTTCGGCTGCCGAATTAAATGAAGGCACGGTTTCTGCGGCTGCCTGCGCGGGCTGAACCGGCTGTGCGGCAGGAGAGATGGGCGCGCCAGCCTCAACCTCTTCCATTGCGGGTTGCGCCATTTGTCCAGCTTGACGGTCGAAAGATAGTTCTGCAAGCTTTCCTTGCACCACTCCGCGCTCTGCCTCAAGCTCCTTCATAATGTCGGATCTTTTTCTCAAGCCCAAGGCACCAAGCCCAAGCTCAGCGCGGAAGGCGCGGGTATCGCCCTTGGCGATCTCAAGCTCTTGTTTCATTTTCTCGGATGCAATCTTTCGGAGCCGATCATTCAATTCCTCACGCTGAACCTCGATCTCCTCATTGTCCAACATCTGTTCGTTTGTCAGCGTGGTTCCGATTCCCTGAAGATACGGTGATAGCGCGGGATCTTGGCTTAATTTGGGAAGATCCTTCAACTTGCCTTTGACCTTGAGGCCACCTTTTTCAAACGTGAAATCAACATCAGGCTGCTCGGCTTCCTGCGCGGCGCGTTGTGCCTCGGCTTGGCGAATGCGCATAAGCTCGTCCTGTCTGGACATTTCCATGAGTGCTGGGATGTCAATAACTGCCATTTTATTTCTCCTAGATTTTGATTAAATTTGAAAGACCGCCAGCAATATCCCCGAAGATTTGCGCTCCGCTCGGCTGGCGAGAAATTGCCCCGACCTGCGCCCCGTAGGTGTTTGCCAGATAATCCGCCTGCGCCCCGTATAGATTTGTAAATGTATTTGTAAGTTGCACTGGAATTTCCTGTTGCGCCACCTGGAAGAAAGGCTGCGCCGTACTCGGAGCCTGACCAAACTGCCCAGGAATAGGCTGAGTCGCCTGAATGAAGTTCTGGAATGCGCCCTGTTGCTGTGCGGTTCTGGCCTGCGCCAAGTTGGCGATGGAAGGACCACCGGCGATAAAGCCTGCGGCGGCGCCGAGGCGTTGCTGGTTGAGCGCGTCACGGAGCGCAAGGTCACGGGCTTGGGCTGCTCCGGTCGTCTCGCCGGATGCGAGGAACTGTTGCGCCGCCCCGTAACGCGCAAGCTTGCGTTGTTCCCCGGCGGCTCCAATGGTGGCCGCTTCCTGCACTGCCGGTCCAAGACCAAAGATGTTCCCACGGGCGGTTTGCGCTGCACGTACGGCCTGCTCGTAACCACGCCGTTCTTCCGCGCCGATGGTCGAGCCAAGACGAAGCTGGTTTAAGGCTTCCTGCTCGATGGTCTGGCGCAGTTGCTCGGTTGGCTCGGTGGTGGTTTCGGGCAGCGGCTCCATCGCCATCTGGCGGTAACGCTGGCCAAGGCCGACCGCCGTGCGGTAGGTGTTGGGGTCAATCTGGCGAAGCTGCTCGGTGGCACGCTCTTCCGGCAACTGAATGTATTCGCGGAAGGCGACGACCTGCTTGAGGGCTTCCTCGCTGCCAGGGGTCAGGGGCTTAAAGTTCTGGATCTGGCTGGTTGCGTCAGCCACACCTGACTGAACGCTGGCCAAGTCGGACTTGAGCTGGTTGACCACAACCTCGCTGGATGTGCGGCGCGGGTCGCCGGACGGCAATGAGCCAAGAAGATTGTTGGCGGTATTAAGCCGCTCGGTGATTCCTGCAATCTGTGCGTTGCCTTGGTTTACAAGCTGGTTTAGGCGGTTGAGCTTTGTGTTATTGTAATCCGCCAAAATCTCCTCGTCGGAAACCTGAAAGTTCATGCGCGTGGAAAGATCAGAGGCACCGAAATTGCGGTCGGAACCTAGGGAGGCTAAGGCTTGATTGATCGCCTGCGGCTGGGAAACTTGGTTGGCAGTTCCACCTGCACCGCCAATGGCTCTAATTTGTTCCGCCAAAGCAGTGTATTGCCTGTCAAGCGATAGCTGGTTTTCGTATTTATCGGTTAAGGCTTTTATTTTTTCATCGGCATCTTTTCTGGCTTGGGCCGCAGCCTGCTCTCCCTTTGCGGCTGCTGCATCAATTTTTGATTGAAGTGCGGCAGCTTCTCGCGCTGCCTGCCTTTGTCTTGAAATTTGATATCCAACTGCCCTGCTCATATCAAGCCTCCAATTTTGGCTTGGCTATATTCGTGCCAATCGTGCCGTAGAAAGTTGCGGGTGCGGACTGCGGGCCAAAAGCCACCTGCGGCTCAACCGACTCATACGGGCTTCTGCCGTAAAGCTGGGCAAACTGACGGGTCAACTGCGAGCCAAGACCGCGCTGGAGGGCATAGCCCTGCGGGGATAGCTCGTAGGAGCGGCGCAAGGTTTCAAGGCTGCGCTGAGGGCCGTAGGTGCGCTCGGTCTCAAGACCAGCACGAACCGCCGCCATCTGGTCAAGGGCGGACAACTGGCGTTCCAACTCCCGTTGCTGCGGCATATATTGCATCCGCATCTTGTTTTCCACCGCCGTCATTTCAGGCAGCTTTTGGATGTAGGTATCGACGTTCATGCGGTAAGCGTCCGCATTGGCCTGTGCCACCTCGCGGGGATTCGGAGGAGGGGGAGGCGCCGGGATGGATGGTCCGCCGCCCATTAGTTTAGTGCCTTTCGCATAAAATTGTAGTAGTCATACTCCTTATATGTGCCGTTACGCTTGAAGGTGATCCTCCTGCGCGGACCGAATCTATCCCAAAGGATACTCAGCAGGCACTTTAGAGCCTTGCGACTCAAGGCGTTACTTTTACCATCAATCGAGGTCACGGTCAAGTCCACGAACACACTCTCTCCAGCTTCGTCATGTTCATAAGGCTCAGGGGCTTCCATGCCCTTAATGCACCTGGCAATGGCTACCCCAGCCACCTCATCCCCATCCTTGGCTACCCCAACCAGGCCACGCTCGGAGTGCCAATCAAACCATTCCCTAAAGGTTGGCCAAGTTGACTCCGGCACGCCGGAAGCCTCGATAAACTCCATAGCCGTCACGATATGTTCTTCTGCACCTCGATGGTGTCTGGGTTGGCCGCAGCCGTGATTTGGCGGATAGCCATCTTGTTCGCCGCCGATTGGATCTTGATATTGATCAAACGCCATTTCTGGTACGCCCGAAGATCGCTGGCAAGCCTTTTCTTGACCGAGGATGGCAACTGAGCCGGGAGAACAAAGGGCAGGGTCAGGGCGGCACTGGAGATGTTGAGGTTTGGCTGAACGTCAATATCGCCAACGTCAATATCCCGCTGGATGGAGATGGTCGTATCGGTCGAGAATGAGTCGTCAAATACAATCTCAAAGTGGCTGCCATGCTTCTCGGCAAAAGGATCGCCAAAGTCCATATCGGCGGTGCGGACATAGGATTCGTAGTCAACTCCGGCATCTTGGTAGTCGGCAATTGTGACCTGTGCC